ATGGCTGGCTATCGTATCAAAACTGATCCGCACCGGTATTTGAAAGATCGTGATGGCGTCTACCAATACGTCAGGCGAGTGCCGACGGACGTCGCGTCCAAGGATGGCCGAGCCCCGATTGTCAGGATCAGCTTAAAGACAAATGACCTGGCTCGCGCGATGACGAAGCGCAACGAGTACGAATCTGCTGACGATGCACTTTGGTCAATGCTGAAGGCCGGAGCGGACGGAGATAAAGCGCGCGCCTTTTATGATGCAGCCATTAAACGAGCAGACGCTATCGGCATTTCCTATATGCCAGCAGAAAAGCTGCTTTTGCTGACTGATGATGCGCTGGCTAGCCGTTTAAAACTCGTCACGGGCAATCCTGCTGAAGACACTGCAACCGTGGGAGCCGCAAGCATCCCGTCGGTCTCTGTAAAGCAGGCGTTGAAAATCTACTTCGATGAAATTACGCCTGATGAACTGACTGGAAAGAGCGAAATCCAGAAGAAACGTTGGCGCGCGCACAAGCAGCGGGCGATCGATCATTTTGTGAAGATTGTCTCAGATAAAGCAATCGCTGACATAACCCGCGAAGACGCCCAGAAATTCTATAAGGTTTGGCTACAAATGATAACGAAGCCAGCCAAAGGGAAGCAGCCGATATCCGCAAGTATGGGCAATCGCATGATGGGCGGGATGCGTGTTCTCTTTGCTGAATACTTCAAGCCTATGGGCGACAGGGATCGGCCGAACCCTTTCCGCGATTTAAGCTTTGCAGAGAAGGTTGAAAAGTCACGGCCACCGATCCCGACGCAGTTGATCAGCGACAAGTTCCTGACATACGGCCCGCTCGTCAGTATGAACGATGAGGCGCGCGGGATTGTGCTAGCGATGATTGAAACGGGCTGTCGGCCAAGCGAACTTTGCAACATTACGGCCGAGCACATATTCCTGGCCGACAAAGTTCCGCATATCCTGATTGCGCCACGAAAAGATGCTGCAGATCCGCGCGAGATTAAAACCGCTTCGTCTGTTCGCAAGCTGCCTTTGGTCGGTATAGCGCATGAGGTTTTTAAGAAACATCGGAATGGCTTCCCTCGTTACAAGAACAAGGAAGACACGCTATCGGCGACGCTGAATAAGTATTTCAAGGACAACGAGCTGTTTCCGAAGAGTGCCGGCTATACCGTCTATTCGCTTCGCCACTCATTCGAGGATCGCATGAAAGAGGCGGGCCTGGACGATGAACTGCGCCGGATGCTGATGGGCCATACAGTTGACCGCCCACGATATGGCACGGGCGGTTCCTTGGAATGGCGAAAAGAACAGATGGAAAAATTCACGCTGCCGTTCGACGCAGCCGTGATTTGATGCGGTCGCGAATATTGTCGTTTCCAGCTAGACTGCTCTGCATCCTCTCTACACGCTCATAAAGTGGCAGGAGATTCTGTTCCGTTTCAGGGAAGCAGGCAATTACACCAGCTATGGCGTCCAGCCATCGTTCAGTGTCGGCGTAGGTGTAAGCTGGCACCGCTCACTCACTTTCCGGCGACACGACACGGCCTGCCTTCTCCGCGGCTTCTTGCGCTTCCTGTACGGCTTTCGAAACGTCCTCGTTGGACGCACTCCTGCCCCCGTAGCTGCCTTGCGCACGCTCTCCGATGCGAATTTGCGGAATGTTGTTATAGGCAACGATGAATGCGACGATGGCCACAGCGATGATGAGAATTCGCGTTTGCCTACGCGCGTTCATTGCACTTCATCTTTCTTGCTCAGTGCGGCGCGGCCCGCACGTGTAATCGATAGGAGACCTCGCCCCATATAGGTATCAACCCACTTCGCCAATCGCATCTTTACCAATTGCTCAGGAACTTCTTCTCCACGACTCAAAAACTCAGCACGGCTTTGAAGAGAAATTAATAGCTTCTTTTGCGCACGGGTGAGTTTCATATGTTCTGCTCTACGAGAGGAGACACCTCAAGCATTGCAAGCCAAGCTGAAGCCGGTTCATCGCAATAGCACGTTCCTATGAGTTTCATTGCCTCAGAGGGTTCTTGCCGCGCGTCAAGAATCGCGGACAGGATGTCTGCCGCCGTGGTGTTTGGAACATCCAGCTTTGCGGCAACGATGGCTTTCAGTTCGTCGTGTGTCAGTTCTTTAGAAGTCATGCCCAGCCTCCTTGCGCGCGAAATGGCGGTTGAAAACCCCAAAACTCTGAGTAAAAATGGCAGAGTTACGAGCCCACGACTATGCCCAAAGTACGCTTTTTTACTCGCTGTGAACCGAATGGTACTTGGTCGGTATTTGACGCCAAATCGGGTGAAATCCCGAAAATTGGCGGACAATTTGTGTGCGATCTTTCCGAAGCAGAAGCGGCCGACATCGCCTTCTATTTGAATTGGCAGTCTTCCTTTACACATCGTGGACTGCCTACACGACGTCACTAGTTTGGGGCGGCGGTCGAGGAGGGTCATAGCTGCTCCTACAAACTGGCTGATTAAATCTTCTCAATTCATGATCTTTAGCGGAACCATCGATCGTCCTCGGGCGTTAGTGCGCGGAATGAAATGATGGAGATTTTTGCACATGCTGAAGGGCGGATTGCTTTGGCTCATTGGATTACCCCTCCCTGTAATTCTGGTGCTCTGGTTGATGGGGTATTTGTCCTAATAATTGAATAGCGGGAGAGATAAGATGTCGAATGCACTGTGGCGAGGGCTGGCTATGACAAGTCATTATTATTACATTTCTCAACAGCCAGATGGTCTTTGGTCAGTACAAGAAACGGTCACGAACCAACCTGTCTCGCTTAATGGCCAAGCGTGCTGTTCTCTCCGGAAGAGAGATGCGGAAGAGCTCGTCGAATACTTGATGAGCCTTGATAGCGATATCGCAGCTTAGGTGTTCCGAGCTCTTACTGCCTATGTGGCCGACGGCGATTGTCGTTGGCCGGGCTGCGACGCTGGCGCGGAGCGCCATAGCGGAACCGAGCGCCGGTAATGCGCGCCAGTTCGAAAGCGGTGTCGCGTAGCGTCTCGGCTTCAATGTGGTAGCCAAGAGCGCGCACGGCCTTTGAAATCGACAGGACCTGCGCGGCGGTCGTGCCTTGTTGCTGAAATTCAGCGGCGGTCAGGGTGGGTGCCACAATGTTGTGCGTCGTCGATACATGTCTGTGCATGTCATTCTCCTCGTGTTTGGTGGGTGCAAAAAGCCGTGGCGCCAGACGCGCAAAGGCCGTTATTCCTGGGGGTTCGGGGGCTTAGACGCCCCGTCGCTATCTTTCGCGCCTCATGCGGATACCCCCAACCCAACGCCGCACACAGCAACGCAAAAGGCTACAACGACGGTCATCTCGACCGCTTCGCGTGCCGCATAACGCAGCCACGGCTGTGGGCGTGCATGCTTCTTGGCGCGATAATCAGGGCGGCGCATAGGCTCGACATTGCCGGCCTTCGGTGCGTCGGTTTCCGTTTCAAAATCGTCGTCGGCAAGCAGTTCCAAAAGCGCGCGGTTCATGCTGCTGCCCTCCGGTCTGGTGTCGCCCGATCCGCTGCCGGTACGTTATCGTTCGCGGCTACTGGCTCCAGGCGATAAAACCCGTGATTGCCCGCGCCCCGATGGTTCATTGGGATGGTCCAGCCAAACGAGGGTAGAAGCTTGCGGAGATGGCAAATTTGCGTTCGCACAACTTGCCGCGCATTGTCTGGTCCGCCATTCGGATCGAAGGCGTAGACGTTATCGACGAGGTCGTTGATGTAGATGCGGCGAGGATAGATCGCTGCCAGCGCGTCGACGATGTTCTTCTGTCCGCGCGACAGCGGCGCATCCTCCAGTTCAGTGTTGGGGTCACGCTCCATCTTATGCAGCCTCCGGCAGCTCGACTGGAGCACAGCAAGCCACTGCGCCGCTCGTCTGGAAAACTTCGAACGTCTCGCCGGGGCACAGGGCAGCGAGACGCGTCGCCTCGGCCAAAGCCTGCTCAAACGAGCCGTGTTCGTATGGCATGGTGGTATAGACGCCAACGCGGCCAGTCTTCTTGCCGCGGCGGAATACAAAGAACCCGCCGCCGATGATTTCATTCAGGCGAGGCTTTGAGCTTCTTCTTCTCGGTGTCGTTGCAGTCATGTGGGTTTCTCCTCGTGTTTTGGTCGGTGGTCAGCAGATCGGCGTCGGTCGCTTCTTCGTGCTGTTCACGAGGAGAATATGCGATAACCAAATATTTAAGTCAAGTATTAAAAATGCGAAAATCACATAATTTGGCTTGTGGGGAATTTTGAATACCGCATAATGGAGCCGCCGGACCAAGGACATTTCCCTGCGGAAGGAGATTGATTCTATGAAGAGACAGGATAGATTTGCCCTGCATATAGGAGGGTGGCAGGGATGGGGATATATTGGAAATCAGTCGCAGAACGCGCATGGCGCGAAGCTCGCTCCGACATGGGTATCGGAGGAGTGCGTGCGATGGTAATTGCGATGATATTATCCGTATCTGCGTCAGGGATATTGTATATGTGGGGTGGGTACGACGCTGCGACAGGAGACTTGATACCCAAGTTCGCGGCTATTTCTGCCATGCTCTGCATCGCCCCCATTATTTTCTTGATCCGGCTACTGACCGTGCCAGCCACAATGGACGCGGAAAAGTCAGCAAGAATACGGACCATGGCAGCGTCCTCCAGTAACCACAATGAAACAGAGGCAATCATTGCTACGTTTATGAGTATCCATAAACGCGCATCTGATTTGCTTTATGATTTTATGGGTGGGGATGAGCCAGATGAAGTGTCGATTCTACTGACTGATATCGAACGTGAGGCACACAAACTTGATGCGCGCAGCAAGCACATAATACTCGCTGATAATAAATCTAATTATAATTACCGCAGGTGGCAGCAAATTATTTTAGACGATGAAGATTTTCCAGAAATAGCCTTGTTGGCACTAAGGGTGCAGGCTATAGAGCGCGTGTTCCCGATATAAAGTTGCATCCATAAGGGCAAGGGTCATCGCGCGAACTTGCGCCAAACTCGTCGAGAAATACGGCTGTAGAACATTCGCGCCCAATCTACCGGTACATCAACGATGTCCGGAGCATTGTAACTGGTCAAAGTATAAAGACCGTCTTGCGAGCCTCGGCGTATCGTTTTGATCAATAGCCGTCCGTCAGAAACCTGCACAATGCAAGTCTCTCCAAGCGCATCCTCTGGTAATACGGTTTCGCCAGAATAGGCGACGAGATCCCCATCCTCGAATATGGGGAACATGCTATCGCCGCGGACAATGGCTCCAACGGTGCCTGGGGGAAGCGGGTACTCAATATTCAATGAATATAAAGGGTCGCCATCGTCGATCGGATGGACTGCGGCGCCAGCGCCTACATACCCCAGTACGTTCAATGACGCGTTTTCTCCGGGCAGCGGGTATCCCGTCACCTGAGATATAAGTGTCGATTCATCGCTGGATAATTTGCGAGTTCCGCGCTTAACATTGCTGATCTTGTCTTGGCTAAGCCCGATTTTGTCAGCCAATTCGGTCTGCGTCATGCGCGCGAACTTGCGCGCCTTTTCCATCCAGTCTGACCAATCAATTTTCTTCATATGGCTTTTTCGCATAATCCGTCGAGAAAATCATTTGCGATTATCAAATAAATTGTGTTGACTTGTTTATGTGTTTATCGCATATTTCAACCATCAACCGGCCCAAAGAAGACCGGACCGCAGAAAAGGAGAATGAGTTGCACAAAGAGAAGCCGGAGCTTCCGCGACCGGACAGATAGTACCAACCTAAGATTGACCGACCAGAAAACACGAGGAGAATGACGATGGACACCAGACCAGCAGACAATGACAACCGCCCACCATAGGACAATCGGGACGCTGCTAGCCTGAGATGGCTAGTGGCGCGCGACGCATGCTTATTAGCAGGCGTCGGTGGGGATTGAGCTGGTTTGTAACGCCAGCCTAGAAATCGAAGGCCAGTTGTCCCGGCCATGACCGCCAATGAGCACACACATGCTCAAGTCGGCCAAATCGCAGACGCACGTAAGCACGAACTGCGATCAACTTAGGTTTCAGCATAAGCCAATACCTCCACGCTCTGACGGTTAAAGCCGCCTCTCAGCGAACGCAGTGATGCGCCGCTTCGCCTACATGAGAACAGCCGAAGCTGCAGAGTGGCTATTTGCTCCCCACCGACGTCTACACATAAGCATGCCGAAAATTGAAACACAACCATGAGGAGAATGACATGCAGATTGTACAAGCTAGAGGCCGGGAAATACCGGTGACAACCCGCAGCAAGAGATACACGCCAGAGCGCGCTCGTGCCGAAGCGCTGTTTAATAAGCCGGCCTTCATTGCGAAGCCGCGTATTCTTGAGGACCAGCTGAAGGTGGCCACCGCTGGCCTCGCCGCTCGAGCGATAGCAGTCAAGCCAGCATCGCCGAATGAAACCGAATACGAACGAGTATTCCGCCTCGTGCAGGAGCGGCAGTTTGAAAACGCTGCTCGTATTGCCGCGCGCCTGATCAATGCTGATAATGATGACGGTTTTTTTGTATTCGGCAACACGCAAGAATTCGACAAGGCAAAAGCTTGGCATCGCCGAATGATTATAGATGGCGATCCCCACGCCAATGTACATATCATCACGCCTGAGCGGGCTCAGATCCTTCTGCTGAACAATGAAGGTAACCGCCGAGTGCGGTCCGCCAACCTCGCCAAGATCATGCGCGACATCGCTGATGGCCGGTTTGAGGTTAATGGAGAATCGATCATCGTATGCAAGGATGGATCGATGAATGACGGTCAACATCGTTCATTCGGGGTCCTCCTGACCGGGAAGACGATCGAAACTGTCGTTTCTTATGGCGTAACAAAGCGCTCAATGCGCACAGTAGATATCGGCGATAAGCGTCAGGCAAAGGATCGCCTGGCTGTGGCCGGGATCGCCGATTATGTCCGTCTTTCAGCCATAGCGGCATTTGCCTTTGAGACCTATAACGGTCGAGCTCCTACGCCGTCTGAAGTCGATGATTACTTCCATGACAACCGCGAGAAGATCGAGCAGGCAGCCGCCGCGGCAGGCACTCCGGTAAAGGGCGCGGGCCCTTCTGTTTGCGGCGTTGCGGCTCTCCATCTTATGGCCGTCGGCTACGGCGCGGACGACATCAACGAGTTCTTCCGCAAGGTGCGAAATGGCGAAGACATGAAACGCGGCAACCCAGCTCTGCTTCTGCACCGCGCGCTGTTCAACTCCGAGCACAAGATCAAACTGTCGCGCGAAAACTGGCTGCGGGCGTTTGTCCATCACTTTGTGGTCTGGAATGCCGGCGGCAAACTCAAGGCCGTTGTGTTCGATCAAGACATTCAGAAGGCAGCATAATCATGAACCGCAGGCCGTTCGAGATTCAGGACATCTATGTCGATGACAAGCGCCTTCGTGGCGCCAACATGGAAAAGGTCGCAGAAATTGCCAAAAGTATTTCAGAAATCGGCCTGATGAACGCGCCTGCGGTACGCATTGTTGATTCAATGATGATTGACGGTGAGGAGTGGGGGGCTGTCCCCGTCCTCATATATGGTCGGCACCGTTTGCTGGCCATGCAGTCACTCGGACGCGAAGTGATTGAATGTGAAGTTTACGAGGTCGACGATCTTCGCGCCGAGCTTATGGAGATCGACGAAAATCTTGCACGCGCAGAACTGTCGCCTGCCGAGGAGGCGGCACATATCGGCCGTAGACAGGAGATATGGAAAAAACTTCAATCGGACGGAAACCGTTCGATTGAAAGTAAAAGGGAAGATGGACGTGGGCACCGTCCAAAAGAGTTCGCGTCAGAATTGTCTGAGTTAACTGGCGACAGCAAGACGCAGATCAATGTCAAAATCGCCCGTGCCCGCGATCTCGGCTCCGACATCAACCGCATTGTTGGCACCAGCCTTGATAAAGGCGTCGAAATGGACGCCCTAGCAAAACTGCCCACCGAGCAACGCGAAGAACTAATCAACCGAGCAGAGCGTGGCGAAAAGGTTAGCGCACGCCCAGCGCCGGAGCCCAAGCCAATAACCGCCGATAAGGCACTAGAGATTATTGCCGAGGGCACCGCAAAAGCAGTGACATCAAACAAAGCCAGAAAGCGTCAAGCGTTCTGGGATGCATGGGCCGCGCTGGACGAAGCCGATCGGCAGGAATTCGCCGCGATTATTTGGTCGCAGTATAAGACGGCCAACTAAAAAGCAGGCTGTTATGGGTCGGCACCACCCGTTACCCCAGCCTGCCCGTACGTCGCGGTTAACACGAGGAGGGCCGAAGCCGCTTCTACGCCGCGATTTCCTTCGCAGGTACCACCCCGCGCGACAAGACAGATGCCGTTAGACGCGGCACTTGTCAACCATCACCAACCGACACGAGGAGACATGCAGCATTCATCAAGACACGAACTGCAGGCGACTGCCGCCGCGCACCGTAAACAAGGCGCGTCATTCGGGCGGATCGCGGAATTGATGGGCATTACCAGAGGCCACGCTTGGTCGTTGCTTTCGGAAAGATCGCCCACGCTACCGGCGCCAGAGCCAACTGAGAAGACCGTTGTGCGACGCACAACCTACAACGGCGGATATTCGGGAGGATGCATGGACATTTATGTCTCACTGCCCCGCATAACCATTCTGGACGGGCCGTTTACGCCCGCCACCGTGCATTAGCCTTTTGAGGCAGGCCGACCGCGAGGATGACGGGGCCGACGACTAACCTCCCGACGAGGAGGCAATCTTGAAAACAAAATACACACGAACTGGCGAGCGGGACATGACAAACCGCAAGCCGTACCGGACTGCTGCGCAAAAAGCAGAGGCGCGCGCGAACGCCGTGCTTCCGAATGGGACGCACGTATCCAGCACGCCAGTCACTTTCCACCGCGCACCGAAAAGAGGTGCCGCATGACCTGCGAATGCGGTGAATGCTGGGATTTGCCCGGCGAGATCGTCGTCCATCGGCTTTGGAAGTGGAAGGGCATCATCATCGAGGAGCGTGACAGCTTTCGCTGGCTGACTGTGCGTTTCATGATTCCCGGTACTGGCCTTGTGCAACTTGAGGTCTCGCGCTTCGAAGTTGAGCCAGATTTTGAAGAGGACGACGGCGGCGTCGAGGCTGACAAGCCTGAAGAGGACAACGTCATCCCGGTCGATTTCACCAAGAAAGTGAAGCTTACGAAAAACACCAAGACGAGGGGAGTAGCGTGATGGCTAAGTTTAAAAAAGGCGACAGAGTTAAGATCGTTGAGTTGGGGCTTGTCCATCAGTCTCTCGGGATCGCGGCCGGCAGCGTAGGAACCGTCGAGGAAGATGGCTCCATGCACCCTTATGTTACTTTCGATGGGCGGGTCGGGCTGGTTGCCGTCGCAGAAACACGACTGGAAATCCTCTTGCCCGTTGCGGAAGCAACCGGCAAGCCATCCCTCACCATCGAAACCGGCAAGTACTATCGTACCCGCGATGGGCGCAAGGTTGGGCCTATGCGGAGGCAGGCGTTTGGATGGGTGGCCAGCAAACGTATTATCGCGACCGACCAATGTGATTGGTACGAGGGCGGCAACTTCTCGCGCTACAGGGATCGGGAACACGACCTCGTCGCCGAATGGGTCGACGAGCCATCCAGCAATGACAATTCGCCTTCCACTACACCTGCTATCGTCGCCCTGATCGAAAACGGCCAGCCTAAGCCGTCAGATCAGACGAAGGTTCATAAAAGCGAACAATCCGCTACTGACGAGGCTGAACGGCTTGCCGTCAAATATCCGGGCCAGAAGTTCGGTGTGTTCGTTCTCGCTGACTCGCGCATTGCCGATGTCGTTATTCGGAGGGCCGCATGACCTCCACCACGTACAGCCACACGCGCAACTATGCGCCCAAAGACTACGCGGACGGCGACACGTTCTATGAGCCGGAAACCACGCTCGGTCTTGGTGACCGCTTTCTCTGGGGCTTGGCAGTCGTTGCTGCGCTCGCATTGACGGTGGGCTTTTACGCATGGGCGCTGGCATGATCTCGTTTGCCACGAAAGCCACGGCTGACATGCCGTACACCGATCCCGGGCGAAAGCCCGGTGTCGGTCGCATCGGGCAATCCTTGGCGCTTGCAGCGTTCGCGCTGGCAATCGCCACGACAATCGCAGCGTTCCTGTTCTGGAACTTGCTGCTGCCGTTCTACGGACTGCTTTATCTGTGGGGTGCGGCATGACCGCCCCACGCGCATGGCTGCTCACAAGCCCGCCTGCATGGCTTGTCGGCTGGCTCATACTTGCGGCTGTCATCGCCGCAATCGCCGTTACCCACCACACCTACTGAACACGAGGAGACCACATGTCTGTTTTTGACAGATTGAAGTCCAGTAAACGCAAGACGCCACCGTCGATTGCCATTTACGGCACGCCCGGTGTCGGAAAAACCAGTCTTGCTGCTGAGTTTCCAAAGCCGATCTATCTTTATGTTGAAGGCGAGGAGCCGCCAGACGGCATCGACCTACCAAGCGCTGAAATCACATCGTTCAGCGATCTTCTGGATACCTTCGGTGAAATCCTGACCGAAGAACACGAATTTCAGACCGTCATCCTGGATTCGGTCGATAAGGTCGAGCCGATGGTTTGGGCTGCGACCTGCGCGCGGAACGGGTGGGATACTATCGATAGCAACGACAAGGGCTCCCCGACAGCGTTCGGCAAGGGTTACCTCGCCGCCGACGTCGAGTGGAAAGAATACCACGAGGCTATCGCTGCGCTGAACCGGGCAGGACTGTTTGTAATTCAGATACTGCACAGCGAAGCTAAGTCGTTCAACGATCCACTCGTGGATTCGTATGATCGTTATCGCCCGAAATTGCAGAAGAGGGCTCTCGATCTCGTCATCGAAAACTGTAAGGCGCTTCTATTTCTCAACCGCCGCACGTCCGTAAAGCAAGTGAAGGAAGGCTTCGGCGGCGAAAAGAAGAATAAGCCAGAGGGGATGTCTGGCGCAGAGCGCGTCATCCATACAGATGAGCGGGCCGGGTTCTTGGCGAAGAACCGGTTGAAAGGTGCACCGGCCACCATTCCTTATCGGCAAGGGCATGGCTTCGAGGAGCTTTCAAAATACCTCGATGCCGCCAACGACAATGACCAGAGGGAGGCGGCATGATGGAAAAAGCTCTCGCAGGCCTTGTTGCAATCGCGGCCATTCTCTTCATCGCACCGCTCATTGGCGTTCTCGGTGGCGCGTTCGTCGGATGGGTCGTTGGTCTGTTCTTCGCAGAAACTATCCAAGCCTTCCTTGCCGCCGTTGGCATCAACGCGGCGGGCCTTGCGATGTGGCAGATCGGCGCTTCGCTCGGTTTCATCGGCGGATTCTTCCGCCCGGCCATTCATCGGGCGAAGGCTTAAGCCGGTGAATGATGAAGGCAAGCTTCCGCGCACGCGTGCGGAGGCCAAAGAGAAGGGATTTAAGCGCTACTTTACCGGGACGCCGTGCACGAATGGACATGTCGCCCCGCGGTTTACAAGCAACCGATCATGCGTCACATGCGCTGCGGATCGAAATAAGGAATGGGCCGCCGAAAATGAAGATCACCTGAAGGCATATCGTAAAAAGGCATACGCAGAAAACAGGGATGAAATCCTATCTAACTGGTCTGAATGGTATGCTGAAAACCACGAACGTGAACTAGAAAAGAAGCGCATGAGATACGCGGACAACAGAGAAGCGGCGTTGGAATACGCGCGTGAATATCGAACCGCAAATTCAGCAAAAGTGAGAGCGGCAACTGCAAAATGGCGTTCGGAAAACCCCGACAAAGTGAAGAAATCTTGGGCTGACTGGTACGCAGAGAACGGCAAATTCCGTGACGCCGAAAAGCGATCCACGCCTAGAGGTAAACTGGACGACCTTATGTCATCGGCCATTTACCAGGCGGTTCTTAAACGTAAGGCAGGGCGCAGTTGGTCCGATCTGGTGGGGTATAGCGTCGATGACCTTATGGCGCATCTAGAACGCCAATTCCAACCCGGGATGACATGGGAAAACCATGGGCAATATGGCTGGCATATCGATCATATTATCCCTCGCTCGGCGTTCAATTACGAAAAGCCTGAAGACATAGATTTCAAGCGCTGCTGGGCGCTGGAAAACCTGCAACCCCTCTGGTGGCAGGACAACCTATCGAAAGGCGCGAAACTTACCAAGCCTTTCCAGCCATCGTTAGTGCTGGCTGTTAACGATAACCAACCACTACAAGCACGAGGAAACGACAAATGGCGCAACTAGGCGTTCAATTTAACCCGCAGGATCACAGCACCGAACAGTCTGATTTTGAGCTGCTGCCCAACATGATTGCAAAGCTCGAAATCTCCGCCGGTGATGTAAAAGTCGACGGAACGGACATCGCGGTGAATTTCACAATCGATGTGGTCGAGCCGGAGGAATACAAGGGCCGCCGCATTTGGCACTGGGTCGACGTTCAGAACCGGGACGCTCAAAGACAGGAACGTGGTCAGAAAGACCTCGCCAAACTCTGCCGGGCGGTTGGTCATGACGGGCCTCTGGAAGATACCGAGCAGATCCAGTTCATCACTTTCACTGCGCAGATTGTCCAAAATCCCGCTGGCGTCAGCAAGAAGACGGGCAAAGCATACAACGCCAGCAACCGTATTCGGAAACTCTTTTATCCCGACGAAGGTAACGTCCCCCAGCCCTCAATCGACGCCAACCAGCCTGCAGCGCAGGCCCGTCCGGCCAATGACAATCGACCCGCAGCGGCAAACAGCAACAAGCCGGCACCGGCTGCTGCTGCGGCAGGCAAGAAGCGGCCTTGGGGTTAAGCCAACCCGCTACTGGCGCGAAAGCGCCGGTAGCACCCACCGTACTGAACCAAACACGAGGAGATACGCATGGCTTATGAAGCGGAGCGCAGACAGATCGATGGCGCGTTGCCGATACGCTTTGACGGCGCGTTTGTAGCTGGCGGCGCCGTGACGAGCGTTTTCACCGGGGCGAAGATCAATGACGTTGATCTTTATTTCAAATCACGTCGGGCATTTGAGCGCGCTGTTTATGACGCATATGGGGAAGGCCTATGGTGCGTCGCTGCTAGCAAGCGGTCCGTGACGTTTGCCGACCAAAGCAACAATATCGCCCAGTTGATGTATTTCGACTTCTTTCCGACTGCCGAAGATATCTTCAAGGCATTCGATTTCACCGTCTGCATGGGCGCAGTGGACTTGGACACGGGCCAGCGATCCAAGTGGAAGGGTGCAGAATTCGTTACAGTCGGCGAAAAGCATTCTGAATCCGGCTTTGTTTTTCATCCGGACTTTCTGAAGCACAACAGCCAGCGGTTCCTGAAATTCAACGCTGGAACGCGATATCCGCTAGCTTCGTCAACACGCGTTCTGAAGTACCAGCAGCGCGGCTACACGATCGGCAAAGGCGATATGATGAAGATCGCACTGGCAGTTCGTGGCGTGAAAATCGACACATGGGACGATCTGAAAGACCAGATTGGCGGCGCCTACGGCGACAAGGTTGTTCTCGGCAACGAAGACAAACCCTTCACCATAGAGGCGGCAATTGACGCCCTGACTGTCGACGACGCCGAAAGCGAGCCGTGGGTGCAACCTGCGAATGACAATATGCCAGGCACGGCAGAAGCGCTGCTGGCGCATATCGCAAATCTCAACGGCGTCGAATTCGTCCTGCCTGAACTCGACGAGGATGGCTGGCCTTTGGCTGCCTAACCCAACAGGCGCGGCTACCAACCGCGCCTTCTACCACCGAACACGAGGAGACTAACGCATGGCACCGCTTCCAAAAGCTGAATCCAGCACTGTCCGCGCCATTTATCAAGCTTACGAGGCCCAAGCTAAGTCCTGGGACTCGTGGGGCATCAGCGTGGGTGAGGCGGGTACCGAATGCGATAGAGCCTTGTGGTACGGCTTCCGCTGGGTATCGGCGCACGAGGTTCATTCGGGCCGCCAGTTAAGATTGTTCGCTACCGGCAATATCGAGGAAGATCGCTTGGTCGCTGACCTCGAAAACATTGGCGTCGACGTTTACGGGCAGCAGGACAAAATCAGGCTGGTCTCGGGGTTCGTTCGCGGTAAGTGCGACGGCAAGGCAATGGGTGTTCCAGAAGCGCCGAAGAGCGAACACCTGCTGGAATTCAAGTCGAGTAACGAGAAAGGCATCAAGGAACTGCAAAAGCACGGCTGCCAGAAAGCCAAGCCCCTGCATTATGCTCAGTGCCAGCTGGGAATGCACGATTTCGGGCTGACGCGCTGTCTGTATCTGGCATCGTGCAAGAACACCGACACGCTCTATGCCGAGCGGATCGAATACGATGTCGAGTTCTGCCTTCGATTGCTGGCACGCTGCGAACGCATCGTGTTTTCCGACGAGCCGCCAAGCCGTATCAGCGAAGATCCGGAGTTCTTCGGCTGCATGTTCTGCAAGCACCATGGCGTCTGCCATGAAGGCGTGCAGCCGCGCGTAAACTGCCGCACCTGCCTTCACGTCCAGCCTGAGCATGGCGGCGATTGCCACATGTCATGCGCGCGTTGGAACAAGCCATTGTCGATCGACGAGCAGCGAGACGGCTGCCCGGCTCACCTCTATCTGCCGGGGCTGATAAATGGCGAGCAGATCGATGCGGACGAGGTTGCGGAGACCGTTACGTACCGTTTGGCGACGGGTGAGATTTGGGTTGATGGGGTGAGGGGAGGGGTGAGTGGCTAGCTTGTCTTCGGCGGCACAATACGCACACCACCGAATGCGCTCGTTGAATTTGTGTGGCCATCCAAACGGTATTCAACGCGAAAGTAGAAATCGATTGGCTCGCGCCGTTCCCCTTGTTTCCAACCACATTTGAAAGGGAGCACGAGTGGAGTTGGCTCCGAATTCATTCCGCTGCCTCGAATTCGATAGGGAATCTGGAATGTTTGGGTCCGTGGCCCTTTCTTCATTCCATCAATGATGGATCCGATCATCGTTTTGGTGTCATCCGAGTCGGTAAAGATTATGACCGTCTCCGGGTACTCCAGCGTAATGGAGTCGATTAATAGCGCGCGGCGATTGTGATTAATGATCTCAATGTCGAGAGACGCGAGAATGGCGTGTTCAATTGAAGGCTTCTGATACGCGCCAAAACTTGGCGCAACGTCACCCAATACTGCATCTGCCTGTCGCTTAGATTGCTTGGCGGACATCCAAGCAAAAAACGCGGCTAAGGCGGCTCCGATGGCAGAAATACCAGCAATATAATCACTCGGTTGAAGTTTGAGGTCCATTCAATGCTAACCTTACGCGACTATCAACGCGCCGCAGTTGGCGGCCTGTATGACTACTGGCGCGAACAACCCGGCTCACCACTTATCGTGCTTCCTACGGGCGGCGGCAAGAGCCTCGTGCTGGGTACTATATGCAAGGAACTGATTGAAGGCTGGCCCGACATGCGCGTGTTGGTTTGCACTCATGTACGCGAATTGATCCTGTCGAACTACCAGGAACTTCTGAACATCTGGCCATGGGCGCCCGCTGGAATCTTCTCGGCCGGCGTAGGTCGGCGTGACGCAAAGGCGCAAATCGTTTTCGGCGGTGTGCAGACGATCGCAAACAAGGCGGAGCAGATCGGCCATATCGATGTCATTCTAGTCGATGAGGCACACCTCATGCCGCGCAATTCGGAAACGCAGTATGGCAAGTTGATCGAAGGCCTGCGCGCCATCAATCCTGACCTGAAGCTGGTCGGCCTCACAGCCACGCCTTATCGACTGGGCGAGGGGCTTTTAACGGAAGGTGACGGCGCACTTTTCGACGACATCTGCTTTGAAAAGCCGATCGGCGAAATGATCGAGGAAGGCTATCTCTGCCGTCCTATTTCCAAGGGTATGGCTACCGCCTTCGACTTATCCGGCGTCGGCAAACAGGGCGGCGATTACAAGCAGAACGCGCTGCAAGCCGCTATCGACAAGGACGACATCACCGCGTCGGTGGTCGATGAGATCGTCACATACGGCACCGCATCGGGTGCGGAACGTAAGGCTTGGCTTTGTTTCTGCAGCGGCGTCGAACATGCCCGGCATATGCGGGACGAAATCCGCAGCCGCGGCTTTAGCTGTGAGACTGTAACCGGTGACACCCCGACCGGCGAGCGCGACCGGATTTTGGCTAACTTCAAGGCTGGCAAAATCCGCGCGCTGACCAATAACTCGGTGCTTACGACCGGCACGAATCTGCCGATCATCGATCTGGTCGCGTTTTGTCGCCCGACCTTGTCAGCGGGCCTTTTTGTCCAGATGGCGGGCCGTGGCCTGCGCCTTTATCCCGGCAAGGAGAACTGCCTATTTCTGGATTTTGCGGGCGTGGTCCGCAAACACGGGCCCATTGATGCAGTTACGCCGCCCGGAATGAAGAAGGGCGACGGCGAAGCGCCGGTCAAGCAGTGTCCGCAAGAGCCTGACGATCGTGGTCTAGTAGGCTGCGGTTCGCTGATCCATGCATCGCTACACACCTGCCCGGATTGCGGATACGAATTCCCGGTCGACGAAACGCCGAAGATATCTGCGCAGGCCGAAGACGTGCCGATGTTGTCGAAAGACAATGCCAGCACCCGCCAAGTGGAGCGCCGCACATTCGCATACCACGAAGGCAAGGGCGGCAAGCAGGACAGTGTGAAGGTATCGTACTGGATTGGCATGTCGCCAATTTCGGAATGGTTGGGTCCTGCCCACACCGGCTTCTTCAAGTCGAAGTCAGACAGGTGGTGGCGAAAGCACGGCGGTCAGGCACCGTTCCCAAAAACGGTGCTGGAATTCATGGAGCGCCAGAACGAATTGCTGCCCACGGGTGAAATCATCGTGAAGCCGAACGGCAAATACTGGGAAGTGGTCGACGCTATTGCGGGCGCTGCAAATGAGAATGTGCCGGAAGCGAGCAATGATGATGAGCCGGCAGAAGACTATGGGCGCGTGTCGGCTGGACTGGCCGAAGTGCTGGACGACGAAATACCATTTTGACACCCCATTAACGGGATGCGCCGTGCGGCGTGTTAACTTACCAAAACCAACCACTGAAACACGAGGAGCAACAATGCAGAACAAAGCCGACAACACGAAGGCGCAGAATTACCTATCTTATGATGTCACCGTGCTTGAAAGGGAATTCGCCGACTTGGTTGCGGCATACCCAGAACTGGCCGACGATGAGGAACTGCGCGCCGACACAATCGAAGGTGAGACGGACGCCTACCGCGTGCTAGGCAAGATCGTGGCCATCGAGCGCGATGCAAGCAGCATGATGCTGGCCATCGGCGAGCGCGCCAAGGAAATGGCTGCGCGAAAAGAACGATACGCCAGACGCAAGGACGCAATGCGTGCGCTGCTATTGCGTCTGTTGAAGGCTGCCAACCTGAACAAGGTCAGCCTGCCGGAGGCGACCGTGAGTATCGGTAAGGGCCGCGCAGGGGTTGAGATTGTAGACGAAGCCGCTGTGCCTGCGCGTTTTTTGAAGGTTGTGAAATCGCCTGACAAGACGCTTATCAAAGAGGCGCTCGATGCTGGAAAGATCGTCAAGGGCGCCGTGCTGCGCGAAGGTCAGCCGACGCTTACGGTGAGAGCGGCGTGAACTACGCACCGTGGATGGCTATGCTGGGCCCTGACGACGAGCCAGACTACCACGCCTATTGGCAAGAAACGGAATCGCTGGCGGACGCAATGATCGACATCGCCACCTACGACGACTGGTTTCCAGAGCTAACCCGCCCTATTGCTGCCGTGCAGCAAGGCGGCGCACCCAGCCTATAACAACCTCCCCGCCAGCCACCAACTGGCGGGTTACCACCACGAAACACGAGGAGATGAGAATGAGCGAACCGCTACCGAGCGGGCCTTTCGGCTGCGTCCTTGCGGACCCGCCATGGGCATTTAGAACTTACAGCAAAACGAACGTCGCGCCTGCTAGAGGTCGCCAGCCTTACAGGGTGATGTCGCTTGACGATATCAAGGCGCTACCTGTCGAACAGGTATGCGCCCGCGACTGTTTGCTGTTCATGTGGACCGTTTCACACCTGCAGCGTGAAGCCTTCGATGTGGCCGCATCATGGGGATTCAGTCCTGTCAGCGTGGCCTTCGTCTGGGACAAGGGCCGAATGGGCATGGGCTATTGGACCCGGCAGGAAGTTGAAATCTGCCATCTGTTCAAGCGAGGCAAGCCGCGCCGTCTTAGTAAAGGCGTGCGTTCGCTGATCAAAGCACCGCGGCGAGAGCATAGCCGCAAGCCAGATGAACAGTACGATCGCATCGAGCGGCTTGTCGACGGGCCGTACCTTGAACTGTTCGCACGCCAAGCGTGGCCGGGCTGGTCATCGTGGGGGAATGAGGCGGGCAAGTATGTAGCGGCCAATGATAACCAGGATTTGCTGGGGAGGGTGGCAGCATGAACGACATCTGCCACGTCTGCGCCCGCCACGGCGTAGGCCTTGGCGTGCAGGCAGACCGCGAACCCGTTCGCTGGCTGTGCAAGGAATGCGCCGACATTGCCGAGCATATCCGGCACCGCCGGCGGTTGGACCCGTACGAGCTGCGCGCCCTTGATACGGGCGTGGAGGCGGTTGGGGAGTACTTGCAGTCCATACAAAAGACGAACCTTGCCGACATGGATGAACTGGAAGCGCGGCAACTGGTGAAAGCCGCATGGGAAGGCTGCGGGCGAGGGATGCGCGCGGCTTTAAGCGAAGCTCCATTCTGAGGCCGCCATGACAGCTTACTACAACGAGTTTGACCCGAAAGCGGCGGCTTGGTTGCGCGAGCTAATCAAGGCTGGCCACATCGCACCGGGAGATGTTGATGAACGTTCAATTGTCGATATTCGACCTTCCGACCTTATCGGATACACGCAATGCCATTTCTTCGCCGGGATCGGCGTCTGGTCATACGCGCTCCGCCGAGCAGGATGGCCAGATGATCGCCCCGTTTGGACCGGATCCTGCCCATGCCAGCCTTTCAGCGCAGCAGGCAAAGGAGAAGGGTTTACTGACGAGCGGCACCTATGGCCGCACTTCCACTGGCTTATTGAAAACTGCCGCCCTCCAGTCGTCTTTGGCGAGCAGGTTGCGAGCAAGGACGGACTTGGCTGGCTCGACCTTGTACAAGCTGACCTGGAAGGATCGGGCTACGCCAGCGGGGCAGTCGATACCTGTGCTGCGGGCTTCGGCGCGCCGCATATCAGGCAGCGGCTGTATTGGGTTGGAAAAAGGTTGGACGACGCCACAAGCCCACGACACGACGGGCAGGTCGAAGAACCAGAAAGAAAAACACGGCACGAAACACGGTTGCGCGTGTCTGGTGCGGGAAGCGGACTTGACGGGTTGGCCGACACCAATAGCCGAGGAAGCCAAAGCAGGGCTGAACTGCGCCAATCAGATGACTGTTTCAATGACAGCACAATTGACGGGATGGCCAACAGCGCAGGCGTCGGACGGATCGGGCGGTGGGCAGGCGGCTCGGGCCATGAACCAGGAGAGATCGAACGATCTGAACGACTTTGCGATGTTAGCGGGCTGGTCGTCGCCGACAGTTGCCGAGCGGGAGAGGTCGCCGGCGGTGATCCAGAAGCTGGCGAAGAAGCGGTTCGAGGAACATGGCCAGACGACTGTACCACTGTACCATTGCGAACAAGCACAACTCGCGGGCTGGCCTACGACAACGACGACGGATGCTTTGCGCCAACCATCACCGGATTTCACAACTCCGAACATCACTTTGAACCATGCTGGAGCGCTGGCGGGCTGGCCCACCCCGAGTTGCAGCAACGACCGGGAAGCGCGCCCGGTGATTATGAAAAGGGAGGACGGCACGAAGAACCAGCAGAGATTGCAGGACTTCGCGGCCATCGCGGGCCCAGCCCGACTAACGGCCACTGGCGAGATGCTGACTGGCTCTTCTGCCGGGATGGAAAGTGGCGGCCAGTTGAACCCGGCACATTCCCGTTGGCTCATGGGGCTGCCGCCAGAGTGGGACGATTGCGCGGTTACGGCAATGCAATCGTTGCGCCCGCAGCGCAAGCGTTCATCGAAGCCTACCTAGAGATAGAGATAACGGCCGCCAACGACAATCACTGCGGCGTGACGTTTAGGCCTGCGGCGTGAATCCGGTTCATTAGAGCCGCCGCCGCCTCGGCCTCATCGATATCGAGGTCTCTTAAATAGGAATCTTGCAGCTTGGCCACGTGGTCGGTTTCGGTATCGACGACCGTCCATTTGCCGTTGCTCGTTCTCTTCATTTCATACCGTCCTTTGGACATCTCCAAGCTCCAAAAAGGAAGATTGATGGAAAATAACATCCAAGTGTTTTCGGGTGAAGACCCCATGCTTGACATCGCCCTGTCATACATGGCGCGCAACTGGCCTGTCTTCCCATGCCGTGCCGCCGACGAGGAGTTCGTCGACGAGGATGGCATCATTGAAATTCTCGCCACCAAAACTCCGCTGACCTCAAATGGGTTCCGCGGCGCGACTTTAAATGAGCGCATTGTGCGTGAACTCTGGCGCCGCAATCCCGGTGCAATGATCGGCGTGCCGACCGGTGCGTCCATTGGTGCGTGGGTACTGGACATTGACCCGAAGCACGGCGGCCCAGATACGCTCGCGGCACTTGAAGCGGAGCATGGCGCTCTGCCAGCCACGCTTACGGCTGAAACCACGAGCGGCGGCCGACATTACTTCTTCAAGCACAAGGCTGGCGTTCGCAACCGCGGGGCATTGGGCGCTGGCATCGACGTTCGCGGCGACGGCGGCTATGTCATCGCGGCTGGCAGTGTGCCTGCTGTTGGCCAGCCTTACCGCTGGTTGGTCGATATGGAACCGGTTGACGCGCCGGACTGGCTGTTGGAGCTTGTCCTGCCGCGGTCATACGACAGCACGACCATGTACCAGGCACCGTCAGTATCCGGCACGATCAACGACCGGTACGTCGAGCGCGCGGTACAGTCGGAGCTTGACGACCTCGCCATGGAACCGATGGGCAACCGCAATAACCGTCTGAACGACGCTGCGTTCCGGATGGGAACATTCGTTGGCGCTGGTGCCTTGTCGGAATCCGAAGCGCGGGCCTTGTTGCAAGACGTGGCGCGCAGCTGGGGCAGGGACTTCCCGCGTTGCTGCAAAACGATCGACAATGGCATGAAGGCGGGCAAGATGCATCCGCGTCAGGCGCCGGAAGCCGTCAACGACAATACCAAGCTCGTGGACATCACGCGTATGCTCGACAACGCGCGGGCTAAGGTGGATGAACAGCGTGAACCCGAAGCGCATAACGACGAGCCAGACGTCCCGGTCATTGAAGAAGAGCCCGCCGACCAGCCCATCCTCGCAGCTACGCCATTTCAGTGGAAAGACCCGTCGACGCTGCCACGCCGCGAGTTTGCTTTTGGTCGGCATTTCATCCGCAAGTACGTCTCGGTTACTGTTGCGCCGGGCGGCCTTGGCAAAACTGCAAACAGCATCGTGGAAGCGCTGGCCATGGCGTCAGGTAAGGCGCTTAACGGCGTTAAGCCACTGCGTCGACTTAAGGTCTGGCTCTTTAACGTCGAAGATCCCCGCGACGAGTTGGAGCGGCGCATCATGGCGGCGTGCATCCACTTCAACCTCAAGCCGGAAGACATTGATGGCCATCTGTTTCTCGACAGCGGCCGCGAGCAAGAGCTTGTCGTAGCGATCGATGACAAGAAAGGCGTCAAAATCCAGGAGCCAATCGTCGAGGCGGTTGCCGAAACCATCCTTGCCAATGGCATTGATGTGATGATCGTCGATCCATTTGTGTCGACGCATCAGGTCAACGAAAACGACAATGGCGCTATCGACAAGGTCGCGAAGCTCTGGGCGCAGATCGCGGACTACACGAATTGCTCCATAGACATCGTGCATCACCTGCGCAAGGTGAGCGACCGCGAGGCAACCGTCGAAGATGCTCGCGGTGCTGTGGCTCTGATCGGCGCGGCGCGTTCGGTGCGGGTGCTTAATCGTATGTCAGAAGCGCAGGCCAATGAGGCGGGCATTCCCGGTATGGATCGGTTCGGCTATTTCTCGATCACATACGGCAAGTCGAACCTTACGCCGCTGTCGCATCGCTTGGACTGGCGGCATATCGAAAGCGTGGCGTTGGGCAACGGGCGAGGGCTAACCCAGCCGCAGGACCACGCGCCTGTTGTGACCGAATGGCATTGGCCGTCTAGCGAGGAAGTGGCCGAGGGTCTGACTGACGAGCAGAAAGATGCAATCCGTGGTGCTGTAAACGGCGGAATGTACAAACAGGCGCCGCAGGCCAAAGACTGGGTTGGGCACGCCGTGGCTTATGCCCTGGGGCTGGATATTGACGACGAGGTGCAGAAGAAGCGGACCAGCCTCATTACCAAGGCCCTGTTCAAGGAAGGGTTTCTCGCAAAGGTCGAGGAGCGCGATCCGATACAGCGGAAAACGACGACGTTTGTGAGGGCGGTTTAGGGGAAAGCAGCATACGGGCTTATTCTGGGTCCCCGGCGGAGGATTCCTTAGTGGCCGACTTACCGTTGGAGAAAAATACAAGAGTAAGCAGCGCAAACACCATTATGATAATAGCCACGTCAAAGGCGTTTGCAGCGCAAGCAATGCCGATTACTCCTGTTGCCCACAGACTGGCCGCTGTCGCGGTGCCTTTGACGGACGAGCTCAAACGAAGAATAGCTCCACCACCGATAAATCCCATGCCGGTGATCACACCTTCAATGATGCGCGCGAGTGCTTCGGGGCTTTCGGAAGTAATTCCCTCTGTCGCTTGGATAAAGCCGCAACTGGCAACCGCGACCAGCGGAAAGGTCCGCAGACCGGCACTTCGCTCTTCGCGTTCTCGGTGCCACCCTATCGGCAACGCCAGAATGTATGCGGCGGCAAGCGCGATAATGTGCGGCCAGACGTTGAAGTTGTCGGACTTTAGCGCCTCATCGAGCGCGATCTGAAGCTGATCCATGTCTTCTATCACTCTGGGTCAATGGCTTCAGTAAACGGAACTGGCCGGTTTCAGTTCCAAACAAGCAACCTCATGGCGTTAAGACCATAAGCCCGAGTTATATGGACAAGCCTCACAGGGGTTCTTTCGGGCCGCTTTTTTTATTGCCGCGACCAATCTGGTGTGATGCCGTTTTTGCCCATAATTCCGTAAGTCCCCCCGGTGTTAATGAACCAAACGCTGATAATTGCGCACAGGACTAGGAATACGGTAGCTGAGATGGTGATACGCGCTTTGCGAGTTCTGCGCCTCAATAGGAGATAAACGCCGGAGCCAACAACAGCAGATGAAAGATAGGCGGCGATCATAAACGACCCTTATTGGGAAAAATGAGGAAGCCGAGTATCGCTACACAATCTCCTTAAATTACGTTTGGTGCTGGGAGGGCGGAAGAAACCCTTCTGCTGGATTACCAGCCCCGGTTGATCAGCTTGCCAAGCCTAACCTTCCGGCTCGGCTAAGCCCGCGAAAAACTTACAGCGCACTTTCGCTACGTTCAATAGCCCCGCCATCGAGCGGGGTTTTTCATATTGGGGAGATGCCCAGGCTATCGATTAGCTCTGGTCGGCCGACCGCGTTAAGCGCTTCCACAACCGCTCGCCGCTCGTCGGGCGATCCTTGCTGAATCTCTGCAGCAATAGCTTCCAAAGCTTTCATGTCAGCGTCAACATCGATCGCCAAATCTTCTATGTGGCAAACAGCGATGGCCAAGGCGATGGCAATATTTTGCATGGTGAGGCCTCGCAGCATGGAATGGATAAGTCGAAGATGCGGACGATAGTTTTATGTCGTGTTATTCGTAAAACGCACCGGCTTGAATCAACATGGCTGCATGCTTCCACGAATTGTTGCTTGGCGGGTTTTGCGTGTCTTCGGCGCAAGCCATAAGCGCCTCTAGAAAACTCTCCAGCGTGGGATTTACCCAACCTTCGGCCCCATGTCGGACTTCATCGAGAGCAATAGCTACAAACTGAAGAAAATCCTCTTTAGTGTGAACGCGCTCAGAATCCATGCGTGACGCTCCTTCCGCCTTTTCGGACTTGAAACCTGAATCTCTCTCAGACGCAAGTAGCGTACGCGCCAAAAGCGCAGTTTCCAGCATTTTTATACAACCCGCTGTCACAATCAAAATACAACTTCTGATACTGCGCACTTCTTTTTGCGCACTTCTCGAAAACCCCTAAAAGAAGTTCGCAAATGCACGCTGCTTTTGGTGCGTAAGAGTTCTTATATAGAAACTTACGCACAAAGCGCGCGGCGCGCAGTTCTCGTAATTTGAGAAGTGCGCACTTTTCCTGTTTTTTGCCAATTCCAAAATACAACCTGAATTGAGGCAGGGCCGAAATAGTGGCCGCGCTCCATCGGCCATTAACACCACATTTATCGAGGCATTCCACACTCCTCTTGCCAATACCAACGGCGTACCGCAATCAACACGAGGAGAAAAACAGATGCGTGAAATCTGGTTCATTAGTGACACCCACTTTGGGCATCGGAACATTATCTCATACTGCCGCCCGCAATTCTCCGGTCTCAACGAGATGGAAGAATGCATCGTCTCTAACTGGAATGATCACGTCAAGCCGCAGGACTTGGTTTATCATTTGGGCGACTTCGCATGGACGCCGAAAGATGCCAAGCGTGTACGGCATAAACTGAACGGTGCAATTCGATTGATCGTAGGCAACCATGATGACATTCCTGCGCTGTGTGCTGCGGGGCTATTCCAGCGAGTGCAGATGTGGCGGCAGTTCTCCGATATCGGTGTTACCGCTTCACACGTGCCGATGAGGCGAGAGCAAATCAGGCACGGCGCATTGAATGTTCATGGCCATGTTCACGGCAAGATTGATGGGCTGGACGATTTCCATTTCGATGTGTCTGTGGAAAGCACGGACTACAAGCCAGTTCATTACGACGTTTTGGCAGCTTGGGCAGGCATCTCTCATGTCCGGTAAGCCACGCAGCCGCACTCGCGCGCCTTCGTCTACCGCGCCGTCGACGACCACACAGATCGCACGCATCAACGGCGCCCGCGTTAAGATCACCACGAAGGCTGGCAAGGTGACGACCAAGCCAGCCCTGCCGCTCGAATGGGAACTACAGGCGGCACAGGTTTCCGCACTCCGCCGACTGCTACAGTATCAGTGCCAGTTCTTACTGGCGGGCGACATGAACGCCAGCAAGCGTGGACCAAGAGCCCAGGCCCAGGCAATCGCAACTGGAATGACGAGCGGTGAACCTGACCTCCGCATCTATGGCGAATTCGGGCGTCTGCTAATGATCGAGAACAAGGTCGGGCAGGGAAGGTTGTCACCAGCCCAGAAAGACCGCCATGCGGCCCTACAGCGGCTTGGTTACACGGTTCTGATCATTCGGGCCACCACAACGACAGAAGCCGCTGAGAAGGCCGTTACGGCGGTTCTGGGGTGGCTTGCAGAAACGGACGCCGCGAAGGCCGCCTAACCAACCAAACCAAAACACGAGGATGACATATGAATTTTTCACTTACTGTATCCACACCGAAAAAGCAGATCCCTGACGGGTACTATTGGTCCAAGATGTGCGGGATGGCTTTGCGTAAACGCATTGTCGGTCAGGACGTACCGCCCGAACGGCATACACTGTCGCCGAGAACATTACTGCGGAATGTTCTGTCTGAAACATCGAAAGCGCCAGACGATGCCGCGGAAGGCAAGAAATTGGCATCAGAGGATGCTACTCGATACGGATCAGCTTTATGGTCTGGCAAAATCAAGGAATATCTGGCATGGCGAGCATCGCAAGGGTTGTCATGGTGGCACGAACAGGAGCGCCTTTACCCATCGGCCTCAAATGACAACATCGCTGTAAGGAAAGTTGCATGAGCAGACATAGGACATTCGACAGCGCCATGTCTGCCCTGCTTGCCTACAAAAACCGACCTGAAGGCGCACCAGTGCCGGTTTCCACGAACTGGGCGATTGTTCCCGCAAATGATAATGAGCCGGAAGTTACTGCGCAGATGCACGCGGAACGGCGCATCCAGATACTTCCTACCGTTGAAGAGATCGTGCGTCAGGTTGAGAGCGGAGATATCGAACGCAATGATGCCGGACAGATAATCCGCATTGGACGCCTAAAATTCAGCGATGGAACGCAAGTTGAGGCAGGGCACAAATACGGCCCCGGCGGCGAGGTGGTATCAACCAAGCAGCGGATGCCGACTGGCGCAATGCTTGGATGTCAGGAAAAGGAAAGCCGAACGCTTGGTGGCGATGAAAAGCCATCCCACACAAAGGCCAGCAATAATTATTTTCTGAACGCATTCGGGGTTAGTCGTCGTGAACGTATCCCATCTGGGAAGAAAGCCAAACGGACATACCAAACTCACGCGGAAGCTAAGGAAGAACTTGCCAAGGCTTATGCAAACACACCGGAGTTACCGCCGGTGACTTACTGTCCTCCTGGCCTGCCGAATGCAGGCAACAAGATCGCAGATAGCTTTCTGGGTATGAAGAAAACAACGATCGGTGAATCTGGATCTGAGCGGTGGCAGGACGTTTCTACCGCGCTGATCGATCTGGAGATATGGGAGCAAGCCCTTAAGTCGATGTCGGAACGCGACGTGCAAACCTTGGACGCGGTCGCTCATGGCAGGGCGCAGAACTACCAGCATCTAGGAGTGTCTATTGGTCTGCAATCTGAGTATGCGCGACGGAAGGGTGGCAAGCGAGCCATGATGGCCGCAAATGACAACCTTTGGCATGCGATAAAAAAATTCTCCGCATAAGGTCCATATTCTGCAAAGTTATGGTTCTTACAAGTGAAGGGGTCGCGATGGAAACATTGCGGCCCCACTTGTTTCCGGCAACGGACCCTGCGCCATGCTGCACATAGTTGCAGCCACTGAGTGTGGGGTAACTATTAACGGCAGGCGATGGACGCGCTCTGTTACCCATGGTTCGTTAACACCTATACGACAGTAGAAAGCACATCGGCCCCACTGGCACGCTATGCGCCATGTGCGCTGTCTTTTTATATCCAGCGCCGTTTCTCCTCCGGCGGCTGGTTCGGCGGGTTGAGCCTATTGCGGTAGGCTCCCCGCCGGCATTCGTCTGCGGCTCTGCTATTGCATCCGCGCTTGGCCGGGATGTTGGCTCTCACCTGCAAGCACTGCGGTGCCCAGGTTATCCCATATCCCGGCGCTATTTCAGCGGGCAAGAGCGCTGGTGTGCTCGCCGGTCTCATAAGCCGGATATGATCGGTTCGATCCCGATGCCCGCAACCAATCCACAATACGAATGGCATCTGCAATTCTTGACCTCTTGCAGATGTTTGGCAGCGGGTGAGCGACGGCTCCCCGCTGTTTTCACTTGAGGTCAATCCCAAACAATGGAGTCAAGCCATGGGAGCTTTTAAGGATTTAACCGGGCACAGGTTCGGTCGTCTTCTGATTGTAGATCGTGCACCGAATAAAGGTGGGCGTACAATGTGGAATTATGTTTGTGATTGCGGAACATGTGGCAGCACCGCATCCTATTACCTGACGACTGGCGGCACGACTAGCTGCGGCTGCTTCCACCGTGAAATGATTGCCGAGATGGGTAGAACGAACTCCACTCATGGAGCAACCAAGGGCGGGGAGCGTACACCTACATACCAATCTTGGCGATCTATGCGCGAACGCGTTCTCAATGAGGGCCATGATGCCTATGCCAGATATGGTGGCAAGGGTGTTGAGATATGCGATAGATGGCTCAACGGATCTGGCAACATGACCGGATTTGAGTGCTTCCTTGTGGATATGGGCGAACGTCCTGATGGGCATTCAATCGACCGTATTGACACTAACGGCCAATATGAGCCCGGCAACTGTCGTTGGACCACGCCTGACATTCAGGCGCGGAACGCAACTGATACAAAAATGTCCGGCATCGATGTTGGGATATTGCATTCGATGGTAGCGAATGACAACGCTCCGTTATCAGTCCTCTCCGATAGGTTCGGTATCTCTAAGCAACATGCTTGGAGGATTAAGACGGGAAAGAGATGGGCAGCCTAGATCGGCGAAGTGACAAGGCATCGGAATACCGAAAGCTTTACAAGACTGCGCGGTGGACCAATCTGCGCGAACGCCAACTATCTGAACATCCATTATGTCAATGGTGCTTGGAGCGCGAGATTGTTGAAGTAGCGACCGAAGTGCATCACACCGATGGTGGGCATAGAGGTGACATTAATAAATTTTGGCATGGACCATTCATTAGCACGTGTAAGTCATGCCATTCATCTCGTGGTCAACGAGAAGACTTAGGCCAAAAGATCGTCACCTTCGATGCGTCGGGGTGGCCGGTCGGTTGACCAGCCAGGGGGCATCGAAAAGTCCAGAGGTGCGTCAGCACCGGACCGGCGAGGAACTCGAACGCGTTATCCCGCAAGTTTTGAAGTTTATTTTTGACAGGTGATATTTATGGGCGCCAGGGGTCCAAGGCCCGAAACGCCCGAAATGCAAGCGCTGAAGGGCAACCCGGGCAAACGAAAGAAAAGGGCGGCTTCGATCCGCCCTTCCGGCGATGTCTACATCCCGAATTATCTGGATGACGACGCTCGCGAATGCTTCGAGATGATCGTTTCGGCGATGCCGCCAGAAACCTATGCTGCCACCGACGCTGGCGGTATTGCTGTTTATGCTGCGGCATGGGCCGACCACAAACGTGCGACTGAAGCGCTTAAGACCGAACCGGCACTCGTTGCGGGGTCGACCGGCAATCTCACCGTGAACCCATGGTTCAAGATCAAGAACGAAGCAGCTCGCATCATGATGAGTATGGGCGACAGGTTGGGCCTTGATCCGAAGGCACGTGCGGCTTTGACGCCGCAGAAGGAAAAGCCGAAGAGCAAATTCGCCGGGCTAATTAATGGTGGTTAAGGTTTCCATGGCTGCTAAACGGCAGGAGTGAAACAACCCAATCACCAAGCTTTCGCGTCGTGTAATGTTGGGATTTCCCCATAAGGTGTCTCCGGTCCTCTTACCTAAGTCGGAGAGGGACTTGACAGCGGATGGTAACTGAAAATTCAAGCAGCCCAGGATTTGTGCGCGGACCGATGCGATGTCGCACGCCGCTCCTTGTTCATTCAAGTGACCTTCTCTTATCTCATGCGTGCGTTTATTAATGCCGGCCAATAGAAAGCGCTTCTGCTTTGCAGTGTATCCGTTCTTTACGAGAATATGATCTAGTTTATCGCGCTCTATCGAATAGCTGATCCGAGAGCAGGTTTTTGAGGATACAGCGGATGCTTCCCGCAATGCGAATGCAGTAACCAACGCAACGCAAGCTGCGATCCAGATCAGCTTTGACTTCATGAGACCCCACCCAAATGCACGGCTTTCAAGGCATTAATTCAAAATTACACGATTAGTCTTATTTCGTCAGCTTTTATCTGGTCGCGAATAGCCGGTAACCGTCTGAATTTTCTTTAGAAGCAGCGGCTTGATGGTGAAAGATGGTTCCGTTTGAAGTTCAAAGGCCTGATTGGGCAAAGCGCGGACAAGGCGTCGACCAAGCAGGGCTGGACCGCGCGGAACGGGTTATCAAGTTCATCGAACTGCTGCGCGTCCCCAGCGGAGAGGGGCAGGGCGGGCCAATGCGGCTTCGTCCTTGGCAAAAGCAGTTCATTCAAGATTTGTATGCGCCGCATGTTGACGGGAACCGGCGCGTTAGGCGCGCGATCCTCTCGGTTGCTCGTAAGAACGGCAAGACAGCGATTATCGCTGCAATCGCATTGGCTCATCTCATTGGCCCGGAAGCTATCAAGAATGGCGAAATCTATTCTGCCGCGAATGATCGCGAGCAGGCAGGGCAGGTGTTCAAGTTTCTGCGTCAGCTTATCGATGCCGACGAGGAGCTTTCTCAGGTTTTGGATATTGTGCCGTCAACAAAGACGGTGGTTTGCAAGCAAAACGGTTCGTTCTATCGAGCGCTGTCGGCGGACGCCGGTACTAAGCATGGTTTGAACCCGTCTGTCTGGATTTATGACGAACTGGCGCAGTCGCGCAATCAGGAGCTCTACGAGGTAATGAATACTTCGCAGGGCGCCCGAAAAGAGCCGCTGGGCATTGTGATCTCCACGCAGTCGCCAGATCCTGAGCACCCGCTTTCAAAATTGATCGACGATGGCTTGGTCGCAAATGACGCCACTGTGCTTGTCCATCTTTATTGCGCCGACGACGCAGCGGAAATTATGGACGAGGATGCATGGAATGCGGCAAACCCGGCACTGGGAGACTTTCGTAGCGTCGCAGACTTGAGCGCGCTGGCTATACAGGCAAGCAGAATGCCGTCAATGGAAGCCAGCTTTCGAAATCTGTATCTGAATCAGCGCGTCGACCAGAACTCGCCGCTGATCCCAAGGTCGGAATGGAAGGCCTGCCAGACCGGCGACACGCTGACCGCTGGCGAAGATATCTATCTCGCCCTTGATCTGTCTGGTGTGCACGATCTCACGTCGCTGGTCGGGATATCGGCAGCAGTAGGCGAAGAACGCGTGAAAGCCTGGCACTGGAAGCCGCATGACTTCCTGTTTGATCACGCCAAGCGAGATCGTGCTCCATATGACTTATGGGCAAAAGACGGCTGGCTCGAAACGCCACCCGGTCGCGCGATTGACTACTCCTATGTAGCCAGCCGCATCGCTGAAATCCGCGAGGACTATTCCATTCGCGGGTTAGCATATGACCGCTGGCGCATCGAACAGCTGCTGGTCGAATTCCAGCGGATAGGCGTCGACGCATTTATCGAAGGCAAGGACAAGCCTTTTGACGGAGCGCTGCGGTTGGTGCCGTGGGGGCAAGGCTATCGTGATATGTCGCCAGCTGTAGAAGCGCTTGAGGCGTCATTTATTCATCGGCGCTTCAAGCACGACGGCAATCCAGTGTTGGCCTTCTGTTTCGCCAACGCAATCGCCGTCTCGGACGCGAGCGGCAATCGCAAGCTCGACAAGAGCAAGACACGTTTTCGTATCGACGGAGCAGTCGCGACAGCGATGTGCGCGGGGCTTAAGGCTCGCGAGGTTGAGCCGGAAGATACATCCGGCAAATTAGACGACTTCATCAACAATATGATCACGGTCACGTGGTGATAAGGAGCGGCCATGGGCCTTTGGGATAGATGGCTTGGCCGCTCTATCGACCTCAATGCTGAGAGCGCGCCATTCTGGCGCGGCTTCTTCGGATTGGGTACGACCAGTGGCGAGACGGTGACGTTCGATACGGCAATGCAGCTCGATGCTGTATGGGCGTGTGTGAACCTCATCAGGAACGCTGTGATTGCATTGCCGTGCTTGGTCTACAAGGACGACGGCGTTACGGTTGATCCGAACAACGACCTATACGAACTGCTGCACGATCTTCCGAACCTAGATGACACAGCGTCTGACTTCTGGTCGATGGCGGCATTGTGCCTATGTCTAGATGGTAATTTCTTCGCTGAAAAGAAGATGTCCGGCAACCGGCTTGTTGGCTTGGTCCCGCTGCATCCGCTGTCGGTCGATGTTTGCCGAGATGATCGCAATAACCGATATTACGAGGTCACAGAGCGGGTCAATAAACGCGGTCAGGGTGGGAAGCGGCGCATCAGCGAAAAGAACATGCTGCATGTCCGCGGCGCGGTGCTGCCGGGCTGTGATCGGGGGATTTCTCCGATCGGCATGGAGCGAAATATCCTTGGCAATGCACTGGCTGGTGAGAAATCGGCTGGCAAACTGTACAAGGGTGGCCTAATCTCCACTACGTTTTTGATGTCTGATCAGTTGCTGAAACCGGAACAGCGACAGCAGATTGGCGCTACGCTTAAAGGTGTGTTGGGCGCAGAAAACGCAGGCGGGGTTGCTGTACTTGAGGCGGGTATTACGCCGCATCAAATAAGCATCAATCCGAAAGACGCTCAGCTTCTGGAAGCGCGGCAGTACAGTGTCGAGCAGATATGCAGAATTTTCGGCGTTCCACCAGTCATGATTGGTCATGCCGCGAATGGAACGACGACTTGGGGCAGCGGCATAGAGCAGTTGATCCTCCAATTCGTGAAGACGTGCCTTGGACCGATGGTCAAGAGCATTGAATCGGCGATTTATCGCGATCTTCTGGATGCTAAAACACGCAAAAAGACTGTTGTGAAATTTAATATGGAGGGTCTGCTTCGCGGCGATAGCGCAGCACGAGCAGAATTCCTACAGAAGATGGTCAATGCGGGGATTTATACCCCCGATGAGGCGCGAGCTTACGAAAACAAGGCTCCACAGCCTGGCGGCGACCAGTTGATTGTCAACGGAACCATGCAGCCTCTGTCCATGGTCGGACATAACGGCGGTCCTCCGCTGGACGATACACAGCCAAGCGCTGGATAAGGGGATTTCATGAAATTCGAACACATTCTGACGGCCTTTGAGGCCGAACCGTGGGCGATTCAGCGCGAAAAACTGGCCGTTTTGGCTGATGTTCTTGCGGCACGTGTGGCGGGCGACAAGCTCGTCACACCTGAATTTGCAGCGGCTGTTTCCGATGCTCGTGCAAAGGAAATCGCTGAAATTGACGGCAAGGTCGCAGTGATCCCGGTTTATGGCGTGCTGGCTGACCGAATGGACCTGTTTTCCGCGATGAGTGGTGGCACGTCCTATGCCGGCATCAAGCGCCAGCTGCATAAGGCACTGTCCAACGAGGATGTGAAGGCCGTTGTTCTTGATATTGATAGTCCTGGCGGCTCGGTACCGGGCACGGACGAACTCGCAACGGAAATTCGCAAACTGCGCGGGGGTGAAAAGCCGATCATAGCGCAGGTCAATTCGCTGGCTGCGAGCGCCGCCTACTGGATCGCCTCGTCTGTCGACGAAATCGTAGTCACGCCGTCCGGGCGTGCCGGGTCGATCGGTGTCTATACGGCGCACGACGATATCTCTGCCGCGTTGGAAAAGGCTGGCGTCAAGCGAACCTACATTTCGGCGGGCAAGCACAAGGTCGAAGGCAACGAAACCGAACCGCTCGGCAAGGACACGCTGGCCTACATTCAGGACAGCGTAAATCGCTCCTATGGTCGATTTTTGCAGAGCGTTGCCGATGGACGCGGCGTCACGAAATCCAAAGTCGAAGACGGATTTGGTCAGGGGAGGGTGTTCTATGCAGAAGCGCTCATGGACAGAGGAATGGCAGACCGTATTGCCACACTTGACGAGACCTTGGCCCGACTGGGCGCGAACACCGAGCCGGAATACGTCCGCCGCGTAAAGGCTTCGAACGCCGCAAAGGCAGAAGCAGCGCAATTGCTGGCCAACAAGATGGCCTCTGGCGAAGAAATCACCAAACGCGAATTCGAGAACGGCTTGAAGGGTCTTCTTGGTCTTTCGAATTCGGAGGCAGAGCGGGCCGCTCGGCTCTACCTCAAGTCCGATCAGGGGGCTCCTGATGACGATGCGGATGCTGCCGCTTTGGCAGCGGTCACACGGCTGATTGCCGAAGCAAACACATTCAAAATCTAAATCAAAGGAGCCATTCATGGCTGAACTAGCAGAACGCATTGGCGAGCTGGGTGCTTCGCTCGCCTCCATTAAAGAGCAGGTCGGCAATCTTGCGACCGAATTCACCACCCAGCTCCAGCAGCATGGAACTGTTTCAACCGAGCTGACCGGCAAGGTTGATAAAGCGCTGTCCGAGCTTGGCGACACCACGACCCGCATCAGCGAGCTGGAAAAGCGCGCTGCTCGCGAACGCGATGACGTTGCACACGGTCCGCAGGACGTCGGCGATATCGTCGTTGCATCTGAGAAATTCCAGTCGACCGACGTGTCTGGCGCATGGCGCGGTTCGATCCGTGTCGGCATGGAACGCGCTGACATTACATCCGGCAATACCACTGTTGGTACTGGTCGATCCGCGGGAACCTCGCTTGTCCCAGGACAGCGCGTCCCTGGTATTATTGCCCCACCGAACCGTCAGCTGACGATCCGAGACCTTATTGCGCCGGGCCAGACCTCGGCTGCAAGTGTTGAGTTCGTCAAGGAAACTGGCTTTACGAACAGCGCGGCGCCAGTCGCAGAAGGCACGCAGAAGCCGAAGTCTGACCTGACCTTCGATATGGAAACCACGCCTGTTCGCACGCTGGCCCATATCTTCAAGGCAAGCCGTCAGATCCTCGACGACGCCCCGGGTCTCGCGAGCTACATCAATGCACGCGGCACCTACGGCCTTAAGTTCGTTGAAGAAGGGCAGCTTCTTAACGGTGACGGCACGGGTCAGAACCTGCATGGTATCCTCCCGCAGGCATCGGCATTTGCTCCGGCGTTCACCCCAGAGAACGAGACGGCGATTGACCGCCTGCGACTGGCGATCCTGCAGGTCATTCTGGCTGAATATCCGGCGAGCGGTTTCGTTCTGCATCCAACCGATTGGACCAAGATCGAACTGACCAAGGATCTTGGCGGCAACTACATCGTTGGCAATGCTCAGTCCCCAATCGGTCCTTCGCTGTGGAATCTGCCAGTCGTTCAGACTCAGGCAATTTCTGCGGGCAAGTTCCTGACCGGTGCGTTCAATCTCGGTGCGCAGATCTTCGACCGAATGGGCGTCGAAGTGCTTCTGTCTAGCGAGAACGACAAGGACTTCGAGAACAACATGTTCACGATCCGCATCGAAGAACGCCTTGCGTTGGCAGTTTACCGCCCAGAAGCGTTCGTGACCGGCGACGTCAATCCGCCTGTAACTCCTTAATCGTTGTTGGGGCGCTTCGGCGCCCCTTTTTACGAGGAAAACATGAAAATCAAGGCGCTTAAAACGTTGGTCGGCAATTATGGCCGGTTGGACGAAGGCATGGTCGCCGATCTGCCTAACTGGCAAGCCGGCCCGCTTCTGGCGCTTGGTTACGTCGAGAAGTTTACGGAGGTTGGCGATGGCCGACACGAAGACACGAAAGCGCCGGGTGGCGAGCTACATCGGAGCAGGAATCGTCGATCCAAATCCGGCTCCCGAGCCAGAGCCGGAGCCTGAAACGCCGCCGGAGGGTGGTGGCGATGGCACTGGTTGAACTTGATCTGCTGAAGAAACACCTTCGCGTGTTTCATGACGACGAGGATGCCGAACTTGAAGTATATCTCGCTGCGGCTGAAACGATCGTCGTCGAATATGTCGACCGTGAGGTAGTGGCTACGGGCGCGACGCCAACCTTGCCGGACGGCATTGCGGTGACGCCGCCTATCACGGCAGCAATTCTGCTAGTTGCCGCTGATCTGTATGAAAACCGCGAGCCTGACATGAAGGCCGAAGGCAATGCCGTTTTGCCGCGTCACGTTCGTGCACTGCTCGCGCCATATCGGGTGTGGCGCAAGTTGGCGGTGGAAGAATAATGCCCTGGCTCCACTTCACAGCCACCTACGACTTCATTCCCAAACCAGCTGTAACGATCCGCTACCCCGCAGGCTACGTCGGGCTTGTAACCACGCCCTGCGCTAATCGCGCCATTGCCGCTGGCAAAGCCGAGCGACTTCCAACTCCCACGAAAGATGAGGCTGAAGCATGGCGAAGCGCGCAGGTGCCGGCAGCCTGAATTGCCGTTTGACGTTTCAGCGTCGCGAACAAATAAGCGATGAGTGGGGCGGAACACGCGGTGAGTGGATCGACCAGTTCACTGTGCCCGGAAGGCTGGAACCGCGATACGGCAGTAATGCCGAAAGCGTCATGGCAGCGCGAATGCAGTCCATGCAGCCGTACAATCTGACGATCCGCAGTAGCGAGCAGGCAAGGCAGATAACGGCATCGTGGCGGGCTTATGACGCACGGGCGGGCCTCACAGGCGGCAAACCAAACCGCGTGTTTGGCATTAAGACCGTCGTCAATCCTGACGAGCGCGGCGCGATGTTGGAAATGCTCGTTGTTGAAGGCGAGGAAAGCTGATGGCGGTAAAGATTAAAGGTCTGGACCGCCTGCAGATAAAGCTCAAGAACTTCCCTGATGTGGCTGAAAAGCTTGTCAGAGCGGCGATGGAGCAAGGCGCGCAGGAAATCGTCAACATGATGCAAAACCTGGTTCCCGTCGATGATGGCGAGTTGATGGAAAGCATTGGGTGGACGTGGGGCACAGCTCCAAAATACAGCCAGCGCATTGGCAGCGTTAAGTCGAATGACGGCAAACTGACAATTACGATTTACGCCGGCAATTCAAAGGTTCGGTACGCGCATCTAGTCGAATTCGGCAGCGCACCACATGTGAACGGCGGCATGTATCCCGGCACATTTAATCCGGGCGCCAAGGCGCAGCCCTTCTTTTACGTCTCATGGCGAGCCAAACGACGAAGTGCACGGGCCCGAGTATCGCGCGCTATCACCAAGGCGGCCAAACAGATTGCGGCGGATCGCTAATGGACCCGGTTTTAGAGCTTCAGGGCGCTATCATTCAGCGATTGCGAAGCTTTCCCGCGCTCGTCGCCCTGATTGGCCAGCGCAGTTACGATAATCCTCCTACGAACGACCAAGGGCAGGTTTCGCCCTCGATCTTCCCATATGTCAGCATCGGCGTGTCGAGTGCTCAACAGGCAAACGCCGACTGCATCTATGCCGACGATATCATTTTCCAGCTCGACGTCTGGTCAAACGAACCCGCCAAAAAGCAGATGCGCGACGTCGCGAATGCCGTGCGTCTCGCAACACGAGGGTGGGAGCCTGTTCTTACTGCCAATGCCCTCGTGACGTTCGAATACTGGCGAACTGACTACATCCATGATGGCGCGATCAATCATGCGTCGATCCGTTACACGGCGATTATCGAGCAGCCTTAAGGCCCTCCGCGCCGATCACCCAAAAAACTAATCATGGCCGCCCTTGGGTGGCCTTTTTCGTATGGAGGCCGCATTGGCCCAAGCTACTACGATCAAAGGCGGCAAGGTCCGCGTGAAGCTCGGCAATGACGCAACGCCGATTGTTTATGCAGCGCCTTGTGGCTTCACACAGAAGTCAATCACGCTCTCAAAAAACCTCAATGAGGTTTCGATTCCCGACTGTGAAGATCCTGACAAGGTGGACTGGATCGGCCGAGACGCCGCTTCGCTTTCGATGAGCATTAGCGGCGAGGGCGTGCTCGCTTCTGAGTCGATTGAAGCATGGCTCGACGCTTGGGAAAGCATCGATTCCGTTCCAGTCCAGTTTGAATTGGTGTTTCCAGCAACGACCTACACATACACCGGCAATATGCATGTCGAAAACCTCGATATTGGTGGCAATAACGGCGAGCGCGCCACAAACAACGTTTCGCTACAGTCCGACGGCGAAATGGTCCGTACGTCGCAGGCTACCGCTCCATAATGAGCAGAGACGCGAAAGTTGAACTAGACTGGGCGGATGGTACTTATACCTTCCGCCTTGGTTGGGGCGAATTGGAAGCGTTGCAGGAAGCTTGCGACGCTGGTCCTTGGATCATTTTGGAGCGGCTTTTCACCAAACAATGCCGCGTCGGTGATATCGCTCATGTGATCCGGCAGGGGCTGATCGGTGGAGGCTTGGAGCCAACCGCAGCTACGAAACTCGTGCGCACCTATATTGAGAAGCGCCCGCCTGCCGAGAATATCGTCTTCGCCACCATCATCCTGCAGGCTGGCATTCAAGGCGTACCGGAAGAGCCGGTGGGGGAGCCAACGGCGGCAAATCAGACGGAGAACAGCTTGATAGTCTCCCCAACGGAAAAGTCAGATTTGCCGCGGTCTACGGCAACGGTGCGGCGCTCGGCTTCACGCCGCAAGAAGTAAGACGAATGTCTATGTGGCAGTTCATGGCTGCCGTTGATGGATATGTCAAAGCTAACTCGACCGACGATGCCGGCCTGAGCCAGAAGGAAAAAGACGAGCTTTGGGAGTGGGTGAGCGAGGGGTAGGCTGGGCTGCTAGTAGCAACCCAGCTGCGTTGCCTCGGCCTGAGCCTGAGCGCGCTCCGTTTCCAGCAATCTTGGGATGTTGGCCCGGCTAAGCAGTTGCTGGCATCTCAGTTCTTTGTTTGCCGGGTCCGATGCCTTACTGCTGGCGCAACCGGATATAGTCAGCGTGATCGCGCAAATAGTGACGATGGCTTTCATGCGTGTACCCCTCCTCAGTCAATTTTCTAAGTTAACGGGTTAAAACCTGCACGCGCAATGATGTTTTCTTCCGCTCGGATCGCGTCAGCTTTCTGATAGATCCGGGTTCTAAGAGCATCGAACAATCTACCATCTTGCTCATACATGATGATGTCATTGAGCGTTCCCATGCCGCCATAGCAGTGTAGGATCCGTATCACGCCGTGAAAGTCAGAAAGTCTGATTTCTGAAGCGCCTTTTTCGAGCGCTCTTGTCCAACCATGCATATTATGGGCACGCAAAATTGCAACGATCTCATCTACATCGGAGCAAAGATCCTCTAAGTCCGGGTGCATCGCAAATTCTTTCGCTAAAACGTCGGTTCCTTCACGCGAGATCCTGATCTAGCGCAGTCGGCTCCCGTGGCAAATCCTTCGAAGTCACGACCGATGATAATCAGCGGCAACGACGCCAGTGATGCAACGCCGCCAATGATCAGTAACGCATACGGCATCAACATACTTTGATTGTAATAGCCGCCAAATTGGACGTTCTTCGCAACGGTCGCGAGCAGATCCCAGTAGCCATACGCGGACACTAGAGGGCCGGCGAATAGGAACGCAATTCCTGACCAGCCCAATCCATTATATCTCTGTTCTATTTTCATAGGTGCCCCACCATGGCCACTGACCTAGAGACTCTTGTCGTTCAATTTTCAGCCGATTTCAAGCGCTTGGAGAACGCGATCAATCGGCAGCGTGGGCAATTCACGCGCCAGATGGGCCAGATGGAGAAGTCAGCAAACGCAAGCGTGCAGCGCATAAATGCGGCGCTTGGCAACATCGGCAAGGGTACGATGCAAGACCTCGCGGCTCCATTGACCGGCATTACTGCCGCTTTGGGTACGCGCGAGCTGATGCAGTATGCGGACTCTTGGACACAGGCTGGAAACCTCATTCGTTCATCGGCGACGGCTGCGGGTGTTGGCGCTCGCTCGTTGAATGAATTGAAGGACGGCGCGAACGAAGCTCGGACAAGTCTTGAAGCCTATACGGATCTGTATGCTCGGCTGATCAGATCGGCCTCCGCTGTAGCCAAGTCGGAAGACGAGATTGCTTTGGCGACGTCGCTTGTCTCGAAAGCCTTTAAGGCAGGCGGTGCGTCGGCACAGGAACAAGCTGCCGGCATCCTCCAGCTCGGGCAAGCTTTGGGGTCTGGCGTGCTGCAAGGCGATGAACTCCGGTCGTTGCGTGAAAACGCTCCGGTCATTGCGAAGGCAATTGCTGACGAGTTTAAGACCACGATCGCAGGCTTGAAGCAGCTTGGCGCCGATGGGAAACTGACGTCCGATCGCGTGTTCAAGGCTATCCTGAATGCACAAAAGGGTATTGAGGCTCAGTTCAAGGCAACGAACTCGACGATTGCTGACGCCTTCACGCAGATAAATAACGAGTTTACCGCTTATATCGGCAATGCCGATAAGTCAGCTGGCGCGAGTAGGCAGTTGGTACAGGCGCTGCAGTATGTTGCTGATAACTTCAAGGAAATAGCCGACGTCGTCGCAGCCTTTGCGACCGTGCTGATTGCCGCCTTCACTGGACGGGCGATCGCTGGCGTGGTCGTCGGACTTGGCCAGGCAGTTGTTGCATTAGGCTCATTCCTGACCGCACTACGGACTGGCACAAGTGTAGTTGCGGCCTTCAGTGCGTCGCTTGGTCCAATCGGCGTCTTAGCCGGTGCTGCGGCAGGTGCCGTCTATTTGCTCTACAAAAGTATAGGAAGCGGAGACAGCGCGGCCAAGAAATTCACGGATGCCATTGGTAGTAACGAAATCGCGCTCAAAAATGCAGCGAACGCTTCAAAAGCGTATCAGGCAGAGCTTGTGAAGCAGATTGCTTTGCAGCTTGAGACGGCAAGGTCGCAAAGTGTTACGGCGTCGGCCGATGCTTACACGGCAATTGACCGAGCGTCGAAATTTCGAGCGATGGCTGGTCTGGAATTTGAGCCGTTAGAATATGCGGCGCGAACCGCTGAAACTAATGCCTTGCAACTCGAGCAATCCGTGATTGACCTCGAGAAGCAAAAGAAAAAGGCAGAGAGTATCCTCGCCTCTACGCCATCTGGCTACGGAGGCGGCATCGCTACTACACCAGACGACAAGAAGAAAGGACGCACGAAGAAGACACCCGCTGAGCGGTTCGACAGCGATCTCCAGCGCGTCACCGACCGCACATCGGCTCTTGTCGCTGAGACAGAAGCGCAGCGTCAAATCAACCCGCTGATTAATGACTATGGCTTTGCCATGGAAAAGGCGCGCACAGAGCAGGAACTGCTCAATGCTGCCCAGAAGGCGGGTGTTGCGCTCACTCCTGAGCTGCGAGCGCAGATCGCGCAGACTGCCGATCAGTGGGCGCTTGCCAGTGCCGAGGCTAACAAACTTGCGGAGGCGCAGAACCGGATCAAGGAAACTGCGGAAGATATGGCGGCTTTCCAAAAGGATATGGTTGGCGGGATTGCTGATGACTTCCTAAACGGCGCAAAGTCAGCTGAGATTTTCGCGAACGCTCTTGGCCGCATCGCGCAAAAGCTAATCGATATCGGCCTTGCGAACATCTTCGATACCGACAAGGGCGGATTCAATCTGTTTGGCGCTCTGGGCGGTATATTCCGCAAGAACGGTGGACCGGTAAAGCGCGCTGGCGGTGGCATTGTTCGCGGCCCCGGTGGGCCGCGGGGCGATAAAATCCCGGCGATGTTGAGCGACGAGGAATTCGTCGTCAATGCTAAGGCTACGAAACAAAACCGCGCCTTGCTTGAAGCCATCAACAGCGGCGGCTTCATTGGTCTGAAGGATGGCGGTTCACCATTGCGCGCCCCGTCCATGCCGATCCTGCGGGCACCTGCTGCCTCACAGCAGGCACAATCGGGCATCGCTGATGTTCGTGTTTTTGTGGACCGTGACGGCAACTGGCAGGCCGAAGTCGAACGCATCTCTCAGCGCAACGTAAAACAGGGGCTTACAGCCTTCGACAAAACGGGCGCAATGCGAACGGCACGCGATCTTCGACAGGTCAATTCAAGGGGGCTGGCAAGGTAATGGCTGAACTTCTTCCGACTGGCCTGCGATATCAGCCGACTTTCCCGGTCCTGAATCGCCCGGTTTCCATGTCTCAATACGGAGATCGGGCGATTTCAGCGATTGAGAACGGTGATCCGTTCTGGACGTGGACCGCGAAGGTCACTGATTTGACGAATGCCAAGCGCAATTTGCTCGAGGCATTCATCGATCGGTGTCGGGGTGGTCTGGTTACGGTGCATTACACACCAAAGCATGTTTGCATCCCGCAAGCTTATTGGGGTGACGCTAATAACCCGGCAATCACTGGCACCGCGACGCTGGCCGCGATTAACGGCAATACGCTCACCTTGAATGGTGCGGTGGTCGGATTGAAGCTGATGAATGGCGATTTGGTCGGGTTTACGGTCGGCGACTACAACTTCATCGCACGCATCGTTGCTGATGCCACAGCAGCCAGCACGAGCGTGCAGGTGAAGATCGAGCCGTTTTTGCCGTCTTATATAACCGTCGGCGCGACGGTCCGCTTCAAAAACCCGGTGATCAACATGCGGCTGATGCCGAAGACTTGGGAAATTGGCGACGGCAAGTTTCCCGATGCGTCGTTCCAGCTGATCGAGGTGCCGCGCTAATGGCATTCCCAGCACGTCTACAGCAATTGCTCGACGAGGGCAGGGGCAAGATAGCCTCGGCCGTCAAAGTCGAATTCGGCACCGGCACTTATGGGTTTTTCTCGGGCAAAGGCAGCATCCCTTACGGCGGCCTCACGTACAACGGCAACACGCTGATTGACATCGATGAACCCATGTATGCGCTCGGCACGGCTGCCCAGCCGGTGACTATGCGCCTGCCCGCAGCTGCTGATTTTGGCCTAACTCCAGACAAGCTCGGTCTGATTGAGCAGGAAGACTACAAGAACCGCCCCGTCACGTTCTACGACTTCTATTTCGACCCAGATACGAACGCTTTCCTTCACGCCGAGCCGACCTGGTACGGCTATGTCGATACCATCGACCACCGCGAGGAAGGCGACAATGTTTGGCTGGAAGGCAATATCGAGACCGGTGCAGTCGACAATTTCCGCGAAGGTTATCGTTACGCCTCGCACGAGGATCAGCAGCTTGTTTCGTTAGGCGACATGCTTTTCGAGTACGCAGCGAGGATCAAGAATGAATTCTTCAAAATCAAATTCGGCTAGGGTTCCCGGATGGGACCGGGCGCTGGAAGATATTGCGACGGACCACGTAACCATCACTCCAGAATGGGGCGTTTCAGACTGCCTGATGACGGCGGCAGACGCGATCGAAGCGGTTATCGGAGAAAACCGCTCGCCGAATTCCGCGGTAAGTACAAAACGGAAGCCGGCGCAGCTCGTAAGATGCGCGCCAATGGCTGCGAGAACGTCAAGGACGTTTTCGAAAACTATCTCCAGCTTGAGCCCGTCAATCGGCTCTCTGCCCGCCGTGGCGATGTCGGCGTGATGCTGATCAATGACGAATACGTCGCCGGTTTCATTTGCGGCTCTGGCTTTGCGGTCAAACAGCCCAGCGGCCTCGCGTTCTTTCCAGTGACCGAAATCGAGCAGGCCTACAGGGTCGGCAGCTAATCACCACTACAATTTGCGCCTTTGAAGGTCCGCCAACAGCGGGCCTTTTTTGTTGCGCCTATGAGGCCGCCGTATGCCATTTTTAGCGCCTATCTTCACCGCTATCGGCGGCATCGTGTCGAGCGTGGCCGCATGGGCGGCAGCCAGTCCGATCCTCGCCGGTATAGCTCAGACCGCATTCGGCATTGCACTGAAATACGCGGTCAATGCTCTATTCCCTCCCAAGACGCAGAGCCGCGCATCTGAACTGGAAACCCAGTATGGCGCAAATATCCCGCGTTCGGTTATTCTCGGCACATGTGCGACCGAAGGCCATCATATTTATCGCAATAGCTACGGTAGCGGCGGCCGCCTAATCCAAGACGTGTTCGTTCTGTCAAGCTTTCGCATTACGGCTGTACCTCGTGTTCGCTACAACGGTGAATGGCGCACGCTTATTGCGCAAGACGCTGACGGTTACTGGCTTGTACCGAATGAAGGCACGAGCGGCGACGATCACGATAACGTCCGCGTCAAGTTCTACTACGGAGCGATGGATCAGCAGGCCGAGCCGACGCTGATCAATAATGCCCGTCCTTCTGGCCGCTGGACCGCGAACCATCGCGGCGCAGGTGTTGCTTATGCCATCGTGTTTTCGGAGCTGCGCAAGAATGGCGATGGCCTGACCTCGCCCGCAAAGCTGTTGTTCGAAGTCGTTGGCGCGCCGCTCTATGATTGGCGTAAAGACACGACGATGGGCGGTGCGGGCGCGCATCGCTGGGATGACCAGAGCACCTGGGAGTATTCCGATAATCCGGTTGTGCAGATCTACAATCTGGAGCGCGGATTCTTCAACGGCATGCAGCGAATGGTCGGCAAGGCAGTTCGTGCAAGCCGCCTGCCATTGGCAGAATACACCCAGGCGGCGAACATTTGCGATGAAGGTATGCCAGACGGTTCGAAGCGGTATCGCGCCCATGCGATTGCCAAGGACGGTCCCGGCGCCAACCACGACGCCAATCTGACGCCGATCCTCGAAGCCATGTGCGGCTCGTGGGTTGAGCGTGTTGACGGCGAGTTCCCGATTGCAGGTGCTCCACAGGCCATCGTTGCAACCATCACCGACGCCGACATCAAGCGCGGTGCACCGCTTCGCTTTAGTGCGAAACGCAAGCGCACGGAACTGATCAACACGGTTGCGGCCTCCTATGTCTCACCGGATGATTTCTATGAGACGAAGGACGCGGCAACCCGCATCGATGCGGGTGCGTTAGCCGAAGATCGCGAAACGCTTGCCAGCGCCATTCCGTACGCTGCCGTCACTGACGTTAGACAGGTGGACAGGCTGGCAGACATTGCCATTCGGGGCGCTCGTTATCAGGCATCGGCCGAAATCGTCGTTCATCCGAAATTCCTCGACACGATCAAGGAAGGCCGGTGGGTTCGCTGGAATAGCGCAAAATATGGCGACCGCACGTTTCAGGTTCTGACCCGGCAGCTCGGCGGGATCAATACTGATGGCGCTCGCGACATCTCGCTGTCTTTGCAACAAATCAGCAATGGTGTGTTCGACCCAACGGCCTACGAAACCAACCCACCGAACATCATCGTTGTGCCTCCGCCGCAGTATCTGGCCGAGGTGCAGAATTTCTTCGCCATCCCGACGCTTGTTGTTGCGGATGGTCAAGGTGAACTACCCGCTGCCAGACTGATCTGGGATAGTATCGATGATATCTCGGTCGCTGGTGTCAATATTGAGTATTGGCCGGCGAACGATCCCAGCCAGGTGTTCACGCGATTTGTGACATGGGACGTGACAAACGTCCTACTGGTCGAAGGCCTGACTTCTCTCACTGATTGGTTTGTCCGAACGCGCTTGCGCGTCGACAATGGCCGATCGGTGGCCTGGTCAACAGATACGCCATTCACCACGCTCAACGCGGCTGGCAATGACAGCCCGGTTGATTACGAGCGCCTCGACAGTGACGTGAAGGGCCTCATCAACTGGATGACTGATGACCGGCGCGAGGCACTTCGGCAGGCTCAGGAGAATGCGACCAAGACCGCTGACGGCATGCTGGCCGGTTATGCCGATAGTCGGTCACTTCGCCGCGAACTTGCCAGCACCTACGGCAAGGCGAAGGCTTCGTGGTCGGAAGACATCTATGTGGCGACCGGGCCAAACAGCGCCATCGTGCAGCAGCTGATCCAGCTC